CCAACGGATTTGCCACGTTGTATATAATGATGTTGCTATTGATGTTGATAATAGCAACCAATCGTTTGATGTCAAAGTTTGTTATGCCTGACAAATCAATAGTTCCAACTCCCGAAAGACCGGGGGTGAAAACATAGGTAGGTGTTATAAATGATTTCATTTTTTCTTAGCCAAATATGAGTGAATAACCAATTGCTTCTACTGCCGTAATACCTGCCGATATAGTTAAATTTCCGCTACCTAAAACGCTATTACCGTTAATAGTTTTGATATTCGCAGCACTTACAAGAGTGTCTTGTTTAGAAACAGCCAAGCCGCTATACTGGCTATTGGTTGCATTGTCACCCGTATTCGTTCCGCTTGTATTTCCTACAACCACTAACTGTGCGTCAGTAACGTAACGCCTGTTTAAGCTATCGGTAATATCGGCAGTTACAAGAACAACATTCCCTTTTTGACCGTTGACCAATAAAACGGCATCGGTATTATCTACCTTCGACCATGCTGTGCCGTCTGAAATAATCCAATCCCCTATTTCAAAATCAACTGCCGGAACATTGGCATATCCATGAGCCGAAGAAACCCCAGCATTAGCCAAATAATACCATCCCTTGTTTGATGTGGAAGGAACAGGAATAGCCGGTGTATTTGTTGCCGCATTCCATGTACCTTGATACTCTACCTGACCAATTACAGCATCAGGTATTTGTGCTATGGGAACTTTACCACCGGCATCTAATGAAGCTACACCATTATTCGCTGCACGCTTTGATGTTCTCAAATATGGATCGGTGGCTGTATCCAATCCCGATAAAGCTTGATTTGCCGTCAAATCTTCCGGATCACCTGCACCAGCAGATAAACGTCCTTTAAACGTGTATTGTGCCACGTGATACAGCTTGTCGTTGCTGATCGAATTATGAGCATACTGATCTGTATCAACTACCTCATCATTTAACTGCGCAACACCACCTGTAACTGTAAAAGCACCGTAGTTTCCATCGGCTAGTCCAGATGCATCGGGCAAAGCGTAAAAGCCCGGTATCCCGGTATCATCTGTACCGTAGTACTTTGAATTGCCAGCAGCATCAACGCCGTTAACTTTTGCCGCATTGTCCACGATTCCATTTCCATTCGAATCATAAACCGATTTGAGCATGTATGGATTGGCAGGCGCATTTTGATCTGCCACAACAAGACCATCACGTTTGATCATGACGTTGTACTCCTGAGTAACGCGAAAGACTTTCTCGTTATCATCCATGTAACCATCACTAGATCCGTTGTATCGAACAGACTCTACCTCATACCCACTTTGGGTGCCACGGAATCCATCGATAGCCAAACGTACCTGCTCCGCCAATGCATGTGCAGATGAATATGATGTGTGATAACATGAAACCGTCACGCGGTCCTCATCCATTTCGGAAGTGGTCGACTTTGTATCGTTGGGATTAGCACCGGCACGCTCTAGCACTATTGCAGGCAATGGAATAGCCTGAGTCCTGTGCATTGGCAGAATGTTGTCTGCTGCGCACAAGTCTGTAACGGCATCTGTACCAATCAATATGTCTATCAATGGTACTATCATAAGTTGCCGTATTTTTTTGCGTATTTTTTTGCAACCCGATCAATGGACCTACCCACTTCTGCCGGAAAATTCTTTTCTACCTCAGCTCTATTTAGATTGATCGCGTCATTCATTACCTCATAAGCAGGCATCACACCCGTATTGGTTACGCGAGCGGTTACAGATTCGCCGGATGGCAAAACGAAAGTCAGCACGCGAGGCTTCTTTAACCTACGCTGCTTGGTTCCTGCCTCTACTAGATGAGCATGCGGAGCACCCAGCGTGCCATAGCGATAACCCACTAAACTCGCTACAGTAGTGTTCAATGCTTTCAGCGCTTTAAAATCAATGCTGCGTAGGTATCTTCCCGACTTCACATCGGTCCGAATCTTCGCTAGGTTGCGCATATCATTTAACACAGGCTTAAGTACATTGCGCTGGGCACCCCGCAGAATGTTCTTGCTAACAGCCTCCGGAAGTTTCCGGAATAGCTCTTTAGCCTCTTCAAATCCTACAAGTTGTACTTCTGCTTTCATTTCAAATTAAAACTTTACATGCGGCTCACCGAGGATTCGAACCTCGCTCTTCAGGTCCTACCACCCGGATCGGTCCTTCGATGCCAATTAGCGGCGTACAGCTACACCGCCTGAGAGCCATTATTTTTTTGAATCAATGCCTGATCTTTTGTTTTACTACCCTTACTACTTCCATAGTAGTAGCCTACCACGATTACTACTAATGTTCCAAGGCTTCCAACCATGGAGTAAAGAATATCTTTATTAGTCTCGGGAACTTCCCAAAACGATAGCAACACAATGGAAGCAATGAATGCAACCATAACTGTGATGCCTACCCAACCCATCATCCAATCACGTTTGCCACCGTTATTTTTCATGAACTCAATCTCACGAGATCGTGCATTTTGAGTGTCGGTTATTTCGGCAATAATGACTTCCGTTTCTTGGCGCATTGCTTCCATTTCACGCTGATGCAATTGCTCCTGTGCTTGGCGGCGAAGCTCCTGCTCTGCCAATTTTAATTCGTGTGCAAACTTTTGAAGCTCCGGATTATTTGGATCAGCCGCCGCAGCCTTATCTACTTTGTTAAATAGATTATCAATAACAAAATCATCGAGCTTACCGGGTATAAGATCCTTGGCAAGATCAGGAAGCAAGCCCCCAACCTTCTGAAAGATTTTACCGGCAGTAGTTTCGCTGAATGGTTTTTTAGTGCGCTTGTCCATTACTTCAATAATTTAGTTTTCCACATTACTTTTTTTCCCGATTCAAGCATTGGATATATCGCTTGGTAAAACATCCGAAAGGCACCGGTGCTTTGTGCTACCCATCCATTTGGGTTGACTATTTCGCTGGACAACCCGAGCAATGGGCAACCTGCCGTATCTTCATCATCGTTGCCGATGTGGGGATAAACCTTATCGAAGTTTGGTATACCATCAATCTCAATAAAAAATTTAAACCAAGGATATTTCGCCTGGTACTTTTTAGTAAGTGGAGTTTGGGTGCGATTGATCACAAGCGGATACAAGCCCTCGGCAAAACAAGTTTCACCTTTCACCTTTACATCCTGATACTGATCTTCCAAACAGAAGAGTGGAAACTTTCCACCATAGTCCACCATAGACAAAGTATAGTCTGGCATCAGAAGAAATCTTTCGTGCTGAATTACTAAGTCCATGCGTCTTTTTTGATAGCTGTTATTACTAATGACTCTTTCCTTCCCATGGGTTCTACCTTGGTTATTTGGTAGTACTCCGACTCAACAAGTATTCTCATCACGGTTGTAATGCCTGCCGTATATCTTGTGTTGAACATCACCTCTTGCGTGGAGGCAAGCTGTTCCATGCGATCACTTTCACCAAGAGCCCTGTACCTTCTTCGACCCCATAAAGTAGCATGTGTAGCCCATGTATATTGCGGTTCATTGGCGGCAGTTCTCGAGCTCTCCGATTGAACTTGCACCACTATCTTGGTATCGTATCCTTGAAAGTTTTGCATCGCATTAGTCAGGCATTATAAGAACAAAAGCACTTAGTAATGACTGCACGGTAGCAACTGATCGTGATGGCGAAGTGATAGTACCGACTACTGATGATTGACGATTCTCGTACATATCTGCAATAAGAATTTTCATGGCATAGATGATACTTTTTGGAACAGAAGCTTCCGCAATACCCGCAGTGAAGTCAATCACTATCACGTTTGGACCATCATTAGTAGAGTAAATGTTTTCAAAATAAATTCTTGGTGGAACACTATCTACATCTACCCGATAATCGGTAGTAACCGTCATGGTAATCTCGGTGCCGGCTTCATTAAAGTATTTGACACTTTGTACAGATACCAACGGATGAAGCGGCATGTGCAAGTAAGGACCATCCGGCCACGTATCCAACTTCAACTTACCTGCCGAATCACCTACCCAGCACTTACAATAATTCTCAACCCACTCGCGTGCAGCAGTTATAAGCGCAGTGATATAATCATCATCATCCGAATGAGTGACGCGAAGATGAGCCTTCGCATCACTCAACGAGATGATAGTCGTATCGGTAGGCAGGGTTGTGCGGGTAATAACCATCGATTACTCTTCGGTTTTTTCAGGTGCTTCTTGCTCAAACAAAACCGCGATTTTGTTTTCAATAAGCTCATCGGCTGTTTTAGCTTCGAGCGTAACTACATCTCCTTCAGAGTATGCCAAAAACCATGGTTCACCTGCAGCAGGACGCAAGAATTTTACAATTTTGGTCTGCAGTTCCTCATTGGATTCTTTTTTCTTTCCCATTTTATTTATGGTATTATCCCCGCCTTCTAAGCGGCGGGGATGTATGGTTTATTGAATAGTTCAGCTTTTAAGAAAGCAGAGCATCTTTCATTGCGGCAAAAGACTGAGCATGACGCACAGCAATATCTGCAAACAAACTCACGGTAATACGTGTCTGACGAGTTGTGTCAAGCGAGTATGGGTTCACCATGATCTCAACACCACCCCAAGTACCGATCATCAACTCGGCAAAGTTTCCGAAAATGATGGCGTGACAATTACCGGAAGAAGTTCCCTTAGTCAATGTTGAAGGAACGTTGTTGCTTGCGGTAAATGGATATCCGTTCAACTCTTTCGGGTTGGTCATGATAAAGTTACCCTCCACTCCGGATGATTGCTTACCAGTTCTACTGAACAATGCTTTGATCTGTGGAGTAGACAAGTAGTGCAAGTTTTCCAACAGCGCATTATCAATTTCCACTTCTTTCAAAAGGTCTACCACATCAGTCCAATCTGGAACAGCACCATTGGTACCACCAACCACAGATCCAATTCCCGAAGTATTCAAAATACCGGTTGGCTGACCTGCAGATCCTGATCCGTTGATTGCTGCAGCATCCAGTGCAATTGCAATGGCATTTTGGAATGTTTGCTGAACAAAGGAAGACATGTTGGTAGACTGACGAAGCAAGCTGTTTGAAAGCACGCCATGCCCGGTGAGTTCCTTTGCTGTAAGAGTCACCTCGTCAAAAGTTAAGCTTTTTTCATCAGACGCAGATCCTTCCGTTTTCCAACCCATGGTGATGGCGTTAGAATTGCGTGGGAAAGAAACCTTTCCGCTCAAGTTTGCCATGGTGGTAGCTCCAAGCTGACCAACTACCGGCTGCACATTCAGGTATGGAATGATATCCATTTTTTCGGTAGCCACAGTGAAACCACCTTCAGAATCAGTACCCCATGTGTGAGCACGCTTTTGTACATCGCGACCCATGCGGATAAAGTGCGATGGAATGATGATACCTGAACCGTTGTACTCTACTCCGGCCTCGCGACCTTGAATAAGAGCCTCTTGGTGCAACTCGTACTCCAAACCTTCACGCTTCACATTTGCTGAAACATCAGACATACGAAGCACTTTCATGTAATCGTATTTGCTGATATCACGATTTTCTTTTTGGCTCATTCCATTGTTTGGAGACTGAGAGCCGGCAGCAGCAATGAGCTGACGTTCCTGACGCTTCTCTGCTGCAACAATCTCTTTATTGAGCTGTTCCATTTCACTTTCAATTGCAGCGGCACGAGTTTCCTCTGCCTCTGTGAAATCACGTTTTTCGGATTCCGATAGCGTAAGGAGATTTTTCATCTCTTCCGCAAGTTGACCGCGCTTTTCGCGGAGTTGTTTAAGATCTTTCATCTTGTTTGAATTGTTTTATTGTTGTGTTGTGTTTGCCAATCGCAGGAAGTTTTTCCACTTCTTGTTTTTTTCTACAGGAGCATGATCGCGATTCATGAGTTCCTCTTTAATCTTTTCAATGTCCCGGGCAGACACGGTAGTATCTTGATATGCAGGAAACGTTACCGGTCCTACGTCATACAATTGTTTAATTTTGGTAATGCGATAAACCACTTCTTTCGGGCTTATCTCCAATCGATCTTCGGTTTCGATGGTAAACTGGAAGCTGCACTGATTTACATCGCCACGAGATACAAGCTCGTATACATCGCGAGCGGTTTGCGTATTTGGCAAAACCGATTCGAAGCGAAGTTCATTATCTACTACCTGAAGCTTCAGAGTTTCGTTGGTGGTTCTTCCAAGAACGTTGCTCGAGTTGTGATTAAACAAGCAGCGGCAATCGTTATTGAGCACATCATCAAATGCGCCTGGTGCAATTTCTTCGAATACCTTGTACTCATCCCACTCATAAAGAAGTGTGCGAGACTCCATACGTGCAGATACCCCGCCGATAACCATCTCCGGATTCTCCACATCATCAGCAGCTCTTTTCACTGTTGTTATGGGTGCGGAAAAAAATCTTCTTTCGGCAGCACCTACTTTTCTTTCTTCAACTTTCATTGAGCGTTTGTATTTACAGTGCCCTCTGCACTTATTTTTTTACCGTATTCATCCATGTGCTCCAGTGGTATCTGATTCACCTGCACTAAGCGGGCATCTCCACCCTCTACCGGATTCATATTTTCAAGCGATCGTACTTCGTTGATGGAAAGCACACCCTTAGCAATTAACTTATCGTAATACTCTCCCTGAGTTTTGATATCGCCTCGAAGCAATCCCTTTACATTCCACTTAAATGCATGGGTAGAAACCTCATTGCTTCGGAGTAATCGCTTGTTCAATTGCTGCTCAAACCTTTTGATGTGAGGCATGAGTGTATGTTGAAGGAATGCCACGTTTTGGGCTTCCACCGAATTGTATTTGCTATCCGACTTGTATCCAACCATAGAAGGATGGACATCGAAAATGCGGCAGATCTCTTCGCCGTTGAAGGTGCGAGCTTCTACCAATTGAGATTCGTCTGGGTTGGAAGTTAGCTTGGTAAACTTCAAACCATACTCGAGCAATCTAACTTTGTGACCACTTTCCGCTCCGCCATTCCATCCCTCTCGCACATTTTCTTTAGCCTTCTGGCTAAGTTCATTTGGAGACTCTATTACACCTGCAATAGATCCGGAAGAACTGAAGTAACGTGCAGCGTACTCATCGGCAGTAAAGGCTAATCCGGTAACGCGATTGAACTCACGTACTGGGTTTGTGCTAATGAAGTTTCGAAGCACAATCATATCGTCTTGTGGAACCATGCCAACACCTTTCACTTTGTAAGCACGACCCATACCCTCATCCATAGATATCTCTTCTACGTTTTTTCCCGACAAAGGCCAGAGCTCTATTGGATCGTTGTTAAAGGGATTGCGCTTTATGAGAATGTGACCAATCCCACGTATAAAGGCATTGGCCAACGCATACTCAAACATCTCTACTGCTGTATCCCTTGTGTTTGGATTCTCGTGCACAAGCCAATAGGCAGGGTGCTTATAATCTACCGCTGTATTTGGTTTGCCACTTACTTCTGTAGTCTTATAAACCTCCAATGGAAGTGAGGCGATACCCTGTGAAAGCTTTCTTACACACGCAAAAAAGGTTGCTATTTGAAGCGATGTTGCATCGCTCATATACGGACTTGTAACTGTCGCTCCTACGCCTGCCTGAAGTCTTAGAATCTTTTCGGCCGGATCGTTTGCACGTTCTTGTACTCCAGTATTGCCGCCACCAATAAACCCAAAAGAGCGAAGACTGTTGGCGAATTTCCCCAACAGTCCTGTGCCCTTTTGATCATGAGTAACAGAGTTCATCGGGCACAATAGTATACTTCAAAAAAGCTAAACAGGGGTAGAAATTCTACCTTTCTGTAGGTAGAAATTCTACCTTTTTTTATCAGGTCTATTCTTTATCAAAGAAGAATGCACACATTTGTTATGTTATAATTTTCGTTTTGGTTTAAGTAATTAAAAGTGAAAAAGCCCGGTAAACGTACCGGGCTTTTTTATTAAAACTTCTCCAATCCCCAAGTTAGTGACAAGGCTATGACCACGTTACTTTTTCAAAACTACGTTCTACTTTTGCGTATTCCTTTTCAATAAATTCTAAATTATCGAAAGAATAAACCTCTCTGTAATAACTTGGAGGTGGTGGAGGATTGCTCATTAAATGTGAGTTGTCCTGAACGTAATAGACATAAAGTTTTTTCTTCTCTTGGTCTATTTCTAATTTTTGAATTTGATTGTTGTTAAACATTTTATTTAGATTTGTGAAAAGCCCAGCCACTAACAGCGTGTATAAAAAATGGCGGGTTCTCGGTTAATTTAAAGTTTTAGTATTCTAATTAAGTTCTGCGTTTGCTGAAAGTTTCGGAGTTCTAATCCGCCACTTCTTATACACGCAAACCGTTAGCGGTCATTGCTACCAGACCGCTACGATTCAAAATTTTTCTTAATTATGTATTGTGTTACCTTAAATGAGAACACACAAAAATCATCATCAAGTCCAGACCTATCACTTAAAACGTAGGTGATAGTTCCTCTTACTTCTTTACCAGTAAATGAATTGTGAACCATATCATATTCTTGCAAATAAACTTCGTCACCTACTTGAAAATCTCTATCGTTTCTTCGGTGTTCAAATGTTTTTGTGCCTTTTTCTACTTCGGAGAAAAAGGGCTGAACCGTTTTTAAATAATGCGTTTTCATTTCTTTAAAATTTCACGTGGCACACTTTAACTTTATTTTGTCTCGCCTCGCTATAGCTTGTCGCTGATGCTCTCGAAACTCAGGACAATCCTTTGGTGCTATCGTGCAGGTATCTCCACCGATCATCCCGCAAGTACACACCTTACTAAACAAATTTGTAACCTTGTCATTCATAGCTCCATTGTAAGTTGTCCATTGCAGATCTGTGGGTTCACTAGAATAATATTCTCGAGATCTTCTAACGCTTTTTTAGATGTAGTCTGTACATGATACTGACAGATTAACTTTGGATGAGTAGCCCAATAGTCTCCATGCTTCGGACCTTGATACATCCAAAAAACAGAAAAGCCCTTTTGCTTTAATTCAGCAGCCGCAATCTTTTCAATATTACTCATGCCTCGTAATGCCATATTCTCAATGTATTATCGCGCACCCAAGTCTGGCTTCGGCCTCGGTTCATTCTCAAACCTACATTCCAACTTACTTAGTCTCCCATCTGTAGTGATCAATATACCTACCGAGTGCCAAGCCACCACACGTTTAGAAACAAGGTGCTGCACTATAGCCTCACACATACGCATTGCTATTTGCTCACAGCTGCCGCCTTGTGTTCGCACCGCTTCTTTCACAATGCTATCTAGTTCCATGTGGTCCACCAAAAACCCACGATCATCAAGAGCTTGTGGACTTGCTTCTATAAAGGCTTCGTACCTGAACAATTGATGGTGTATGCTTGCGCATTGGTTACCATCTTTAGAGGTCAACCGGAAGTCTCCGTACCTGGTTAGTTTTATGTTCATGCTATCAAAAAAATTTCATTCATTTAAAAAAAGTCTAATTTGAATATCCTTGTGCACCGGAATACCCGTTCTACAATTCACTAAATCTTCAAAAACCGTATCTGTGCACCAGTGCCCACACTCAAAAACAAAGGTCCATTGGTTGCGTTTTACAAGTTTGTATTTCTTCTCGCTACCCGGATATCGATAGTATTGCCCAATATCAAAATTCATCAGAACCCTTCATCACGATTATCATTTTCTTCATGGTTCACATGGAAGATATTTTTACTATCCTCACCAGGCATAAGCACTCTACTTGTTCGCTTCACCACATAAAACGGAACATCATCTAGCGCACCATTGCGGTGCTTCTGGACAAGCATGAAAACTGTATTGGGATCATAGGGCTCCCCGTTTTCTTTATCCACTTTATTCTCATGTGGATTCCACGGGAACATTACTGTACTCGCATCTTGCTCGATGCTGCCCGATTCACGCAGATCTGAAAGCAATGGTTTACCGCCTGCACGTTTTGTACTCTCACGATTCAACTGAGCCATGGCCACGATCGGAATATTGAACTCCATCGCAATGGCTTTCAGTTGTCTGCTTATACTGGACACTTCTTGCTCGCGGTTAGTGAACGGACCTTGCTTCTTCCCATCGGTCATGAGCTGTAGGTAATCCACAAAAACAATATCACAACCAACCTTGCTGCGCATGTGTATAATCTTACTCCGCAATTGGGATGGGGTAAGCGCAGGAGTATCATCCAACCATAGGTCTTTTGGAAACGCACGGTATCCATGATTCTGTATCTGCTCCTTTTCCCATGCAGTGTAATACTGATTCTGAATATTCTGGTAGGTACATGTACTTACCATCGACAGAAGCCTTGTTTTAATTTGATAATCCGGCATCTCTAATGAGCAGAATAATGCCTTGGCATTTCCGATTGCAGCACACCGCCAAGCGAAGTTCAAACCAAAAGCAGTTTTACCTACCCCCGGTCTTGCAGCTATCACGTACACATCAGATCGCTGCCATCCACCGGTAAACTTATTGAAGTGACTGTACCCGGTATCTACACCGCTCAAATTGTTTTCGCGCGGTGTAAGTATTTGCTTCATGTAATCTTCCATCCCATCACTGCTACTTTTCGCGTGACGAATGTTAAGCACTCCGCTCACACTAAGCAACTGACTTTGGATATCACTGATCAGATCCAACGCATCTTCGGTATCATCATAACCCTTACTCACAGCCTCCATACCCACACGAATTGCTTCACGCTTCATCCAACTTTGAAGCATCAAAAGGCAATGCTGTTCCAGATTAGCGCTGGAAGCAACGCGACCTGTAAGTTCTGCTATCGAAGCCGGTCCACCACACGCCATCAGGGTGCCGTCCTTTTTTAACCATGCACAAACAGTCATGATGTCAACCTTGCCACCTTCCTGCGCAAGGTCAGTAATCGCCCTCATGATATCCCTGTGATCAGGTTTATAAAAATGATCCGGTTGCAGCAGACTAAGCCCGATACCTAGACCAACCCGATCTAGCATCATCGTACCGAGCACCACAGCCTCTAGTTCCGATTCTTGTGGGGCTACTTTGCCCAACACATTCAGTTCCGCGTGTTGTCGGGTATCAGCCAACTGTTTTTCCTTTTTGGTTCTTGGTTTGTTCGCACTCATAATTTTTCACCTAAAGTTTTACCCCACTTTGTTCGAATTTTTGGGCACTGTTACCGCGTGGCTTAAACCTGACATCAGCTGATTGTGCCGCAGCCCCGTTCGAATTTTTTTGACCAGAAGCATCCATGGCTTTCTTTCGGTAATTCGTGCACCAGTAATTCCAAAGGTTTACCGCATGGTTTGCGTCTTTCACAAACCGGCCTTCCAGATGCGCATCAAACTTTTTGAACTCTTCATCACGCACCGATGGTGGAACTCCGTGGTTTTTCATGATGGCTTCAACCTTCGTAGGCGCAGCCGCCAACATTTCGCTCGGGCGCAGCAGCGGAAGTTGCTCGTGTTTAAGTTCAGATTTCGTTTGGTTTTGTTTATTATCTATCTCTAATAATATATTATTAGATAGATATAGAGGGTTTTCGACTTTATCAAAAACTTTCGCGGGGTTTTCATCAGTTGTACTTACTGATTCTGATAGCTTTAACTTACTGTCAATGGTTACCCTTTGAACGGTTAACCCTTGAACGGTTAACCATTTGGAGTGCACTTCTTGCGCCATCCGGATCACCATATTATATCGATTGATATGTGTATTTTGAACACCGGCTATCCGTGCAACCTCACCTTTTTTACCGGGCAAAGATTGTTTGGACTTTAGGAAGTCCATCAGACGAGCGTAAACACCCACCTCTGCCGCTGTAAGGTTCTTAGTCTGTCGAAGTATCGAAGATATTGTATATGGGTTTCTCATGGCTTTTGAGTTATCCACAGGATGGTACTGCGTATGTCGTTATGCCCGGAATGTTTTCTGGAGAGATAAGCATTGCCGGGATCTTTGCTATCGATCAATGTGATAGTTATCCAATCGGTATCCACAGTTATTTCTAAAGCGCCTAGATACTTATGATTGATCTTTCGAACCCACCACGATCCGGAATTGTCTTCCAAAAAGCGCTGTTGAAATTTTGCTTTTTTAAGCATCGTTATGGTGATTCCTTCCATTGGACGCTCGTCCTCCAGGAGAGCATGATTCTCTGTACTCATTTTTGGTATTTCTTTATTAATCCTTACTCTGTGAAGCAACAACGGAATTACCGGTCAATGTACCGGCTCCCGCTTCTTTAAACAATGGGCGATCCACTGTCTGATCATCTACAGTAATCTCCGACAGGAGCATGCAATTCAGCACTCGCTTTGTTTTAGATCTGATCATTACATCGTTTACCTCAACATCATCGGGTGGCACGAGCCACATATTCCCCACCATTTTTTCCAGCTCTGTTTTATCATCCCAAGAGGTTATCTTGCTATCTACATAATGCTGCACTTTATGCATGGCCAACTGTCCTTGTTGAAGCTCCAGTAGCAATTCGAATGTGTATATGACACCCACGATATTTTGTGTTTAATTGGTTAACGAAAAGGGGTAAAAAAACCGGGAAGGGAATTGCCTTCCCGGTACTTAACTTGCTATACTATCGATGGCGGTTACCCAACCCATCTTCCGGTCACTCAACCGGAACTACTTGCCACAGGAGACGTTTCTCCTGATCGAAGAATATTCTTGTATGTACTAACTACACCTTGCAGCCTCAGCTCTTCCATGGTGCGCTGATATATTTTTTCCATATCCGTAGAAGCCCAACGGTTATGAGTATCTACCAATGCCGATTGACATTCATTTTCAAAATACGCCTTTAGGTTTGACAATGGCATATCCGGAAAACCCTCCATCTTAAACGGGTAGTATTCCAGCGTCATGTCGATGGCATGCTTCTGAAAAGTTTTGCGGTAAATCTCCCAGAAGAGATTCATGAATTTTACGTGGTCCATACCCACGCCATCAAGCATCATCTTTACAGTGCCGTTAAGCGTAAGCACAGTAAACAGATAGCGCTGCGGAAGGTCTTTTAGTTTCATGTTCACTTTCTACCTCCCTGCTTATAAAGATCACGCTTAGCAACTTCGAGAGCTCCGATGAAAGTAACAATGGGAGCGCCGGTAGCCTCGGTAGTAATATCGATCTGACCATCTTCGCCGATGGTACCGGTAACAGTAATAGAGAATGTGGTGCAATTAGTTTTTTGCTTTGTTACCGTTTCTGCCACAACAGTTTTAGCATCACATTTTATTGTAGCAGTTACCACACTAAAGAAAGCATCAAACGGCGGAAGAGTATTTGGCCTTCTCCAATCACCTTTGTAAATGTTGAACCTGTGTGCATGACCAGCCAGATCAAAAACCATTATACAGTCAGCATACATTCGCGCCTTGTACTTTTCCCCAATCCCAAACAAACCAAATATTGGTTTTACATAAGACTCTCCCCTTTCGTTTTTATAGCGCGCATCGAGAGACTCTACTCGCACATCAAACTCAACCCCAACAGGAAGTGAAACCGCCACAATGGATTGCGACCGCTCCTTATTTATTTCGAGAAATTCTGTACCCATGATATACTCTGTTTTAAAAATTTCAAAATTGGATTTTACCTGTACCGGGAAGCGGTATCAAAAGGTTCTTTACATCGTTTACCAAAAAGCGGTAATCACCATTGGTACCGATGCTGTAGGTTGGCAGTGTGCCCTGCTTAATTAGATCGTAAAGCCGACTCCTACCAATGTTCAAAAAAGCCATAGCCTCACGAGTGGTCCACATACCATCCACTACCTCTACCTGCACATGTTTAATGCGCTTGCGAGCTGCCTTGGGTTGCTTAGTTGTGGCTCCCATTACTTTGCTAAAGACTCTCGTTTAATTTGCTCTAGGACAGCAAATATTTTGCTATCGGCAGTTATCCCAGACAATACCCGCCCTACACGAGCCCTACCTTCCGGAGTATCTGTCTCAGGCAATCGACTGATAACTGCCTTTTTTACATCGATAAACTTATCTTGTAACTCTTTGACAATAAACATGGTACTCCTACGAAGGTCTACACTTCTAGCCCTATCGTTAACTATTGCTTCTTCTGCTGTGCTCATGTGTGTGTGTTTAATACTTTGTTTTGGTAACTTTAAACAAAGATGTTTAAAGCGTGGCAAACATATTGCTATGAATTGTCATTTTGCAAACATTTAGCAATAATTTGTGTCAACAAAATATTAACACAGAAATGAACACTACAGAGTTTAGAGCAATTAGCAACTACATAATGGCTAATAAGAACATAAGAATGAAAGCTTTAGCGGAGAAAGCCGGAATGAGTTATACTTATTACACGCGCATTATGAAAGGCGAAAGGGAGGTATCAGCCATCTACGCAACTAAGTTGATCACCTTTGCACAGGCCAGCGGAATTGATTTAACCCGCGCCAAAAACTACACAATTGATATTCCGGATGCGAATGTCGTGTCTGATTTGCGGCAGGAATATAAACCACCTGCTCCAAAGGAATTGTTTACTGAAACAGGGATGCGTCCTGGCACTGAATTTGAAATAACTACAAAGGTTACCATGAAGAATGATATGATAACCGGTTATAATGTAGATTTGAAACGCATATCCTAAACCTCTAACTATGAAAGTAATCTTTACTATTCTACTTAGCATTTTTTCCATCCATGCTTTTACCCAACTCAGCGAAGCGGAATCAGCGGAATTGAAAACCCTTCTTAAAAAGTTTAAGAAGACCCACGATGATTTTTATAACTTCGATAGCTACCAGCACAAGCAAGCCACGAGCGGCCTCAATAAGCACAGCATGTATCCGGAGCTGCGCGATACGGCTCTGTATATAATAGTTTCTACAACAGCCAACGGATCACTATTCTTACCTAACTCCGCAACCGTAAAAATGGATTCTACCTTTTACGTCCTGAGCAATCCAGTAAACACTTCGCATTTAAGAGTAATGCAAGCAGTAAATGAAACCATGCACTTTACCGGATGCAACGATCTTGTAAAGCTTATGGCAAACTATACCACAAAACAATCTGTATCTATTCGAATTAGCAACAATGACGAATACCGGGATGGCAGCGTGTTTGTAAAAAACATTATTGCCTGGTCAGACACCTACCGGCTTTACCAACTTCTAAAAAAGAAGGCATAAAAAAATCCCCGTTAACACTCTACTATCAACGGGGATTCCTTTCTTTCACAAAAACCGCTTTCAAAAACGCATCTCTTAAAATGCGTGCAGGTATTGCCATTGGCAATTACTGCTTCTTTAACTATTAGTATATAACCATGAGCAGCAATTATACATTGTTTTGCTTTTTGCATGGCAATTAGTTTTCAACAAAGAGCAATTTATTTACAACAACTATTGCAACATAGCAATTAATTTCTATTAATTTGCCCTCATCATGGGCAACCTTCCATATTCCAAAAACAGAAAAGCACAGCGCTCTTATCCGAAAAGTGATGAGCGATATCACACTTCGCGCTGGCGGAAGGTCCGTGCAATTCATTTGGAAAAACAACCCTGCTGCACGGAATGCGAAAGACAGCATCGCATTACTCCCGGGCAAGTAGTGGACCATATAATACCTGTTCGCCAAGGCGCAGATTTTTGGGATGATCTAAACTATCAGACCCTCTGCAATCAGTGCCACCAAATAAAAAGAGCGCAGGAAAAACGCACAACAGTTTATTAATACAATACCCGGTATGTATGAGCACAACAAACCACTCGCCACAGCACAACGAAAATCCCAGTCTAATCTTTTGGACCATTCTTGGTGCAGCCCTTTCAGCAGGCGCAGTCTACTACGCTTTAGAATTATTGCAAGCCGCCGAAATGGCGATGCGCTAAAAGGAGATCGCACAGAATATGTACTTGGCATCGCGGCTGTGGTGCTCGCATTGCTGTACAATTTATTTTAAACACCCTATACATCAATGAAAAGATTAACCACCCTTATGATTCTTTTTTGCGCGGTAGCATCCGTAGCACAGTCTATTACTATTGCAGGAATAGACTTCCACTGGAACGGACAGTTACAAGATATCTCCGAAGTAAGTGATATCCCCATTGCCAATCTCTCGCGTGTCTTTATGAGCGATAGCACCTACCACGATGCCACACCACAAGATAGTATCACTTGGGTATGGAGCCGCATGGTGAAAGTAGAGAATGGTATTTGGCAGAGACAACTACTCGATACGGCTTTTCAAATAACTCCCGCTCAACATCTCGAAGCATTATGTTCCGGAGTTTTCGTGCTCGAGGTGCAAGCCATAGCGCCGGATGGTAGAGCGTGGAGTTGTCAAGGTCCGTGCCGAGTCTTGTTTAATGCAGATATAGATCCATGTCCGCAGCTCATGCCATTTAGCTTTTACACCGACAACCAATGGCTCAATCAGGATCAGAACAATAGAACATGGGGAGTGTACCACTACTACCTGGGCAAAAACTTTATTGGAGAATTAGGCGACCTAGATAACAACGGCAGCGTAGATGTAATGGATCTACTGTTGTTTAATGGGAGGTATGGGAATTAATTATGTCTCCGACATTCGTGTCGGAGACATAGCCAAGATCCTCGTTGGCTAACGGTTTTAACGCGAGGTGTACAACTCAAATTATTAACAGGAATTACCTGACACAACGAGGATTTTTTTAATAAACAATAAAAACGAGCATGAAAAGAATAACAGTTTGGTTTGCGGTAAGCACGATGCTATCTGCAATGTTTTATGTTGGAGGATCAATCGGTTCCGCCAACTGGAACCCTATTCATTGGACAGAAAATATCAGAAGTACGGTTGCCACCTTTTGGTTATTGATTGATATAATCTTTACGTTTTTTGTTTTAGCAGCCCAAGAAGAAGAGCTTCCAAAACTATAATCAATTCCCCGCTCTCCAAGAAGGTGCTGTAAGTATAAATGGCATTGCAGCAGGTTACGACCGGAGCGGGGTTTACCAATTTGAAAATATGAGAAGAGAGCGCAAAACCGGAATGCACATAGTTGGTCAGCCCAAAAAGAAACCTGTGCGCACACGTGGCAAGCAGAAGAAAGAAGCTGCATGGAATAGCCCCGTGGAGCTAAGCGAAGAAGAAGAGTTGCGCTTCCGTCAGTTTGTAGATTACTACCACAAGAAAGAAGCATGGCACAGCAATTACACAAGCGCTGCACGTATGCTCATTCGCATGGAAACCCTTGCCGCCAAAATGGTAAACGATCTGAAAGAAACAAAAGACCTCATCCAAACTTTTGGCAACGGCGTAACACAGATTTCCCCGAAAGCATCTGCCCTTATCAAACTAAATTCTCAGTGGATTCTTTTCCAAAGAGAGTTTGGAATGACACCCAGCAGCAATCAAAAGATTGATGGTCTCGGCGATGGCAATCAGATGAAATTACCATTCGAAGAAAATCCATTTCATAGCAAAGCTAAGTGAGCCAATCCATTCCCGGCATATCTACAATAAGAAAGCATCCTGCACACAGGTATGCCGAAGACATTGTATCCGGTGAAATCATTTCATGCAAACGCACCAAGCAAGCATGCCAGCGCTACCTAGATGATCTGCAACAGATGCAAGAGCGCGGATGGATATTCGATTACAAATATGCCTCCGAGATGGTAGATTGGTTCCCCAAGTTTCTTCGCCACCCACATGGAAACTATGCCGGGAAGAGTTTCAAATTACTTCCATGGGAGCAGTTTATCATCTGGAATCTCTATGGCTTTTTACTCCATGAACCGGGTAAGAAGAAAACAGAATTACGCCGAAGGTTCAAGTACGTTCACGTATTCATTCCTAAGAAAAACGGCAAGACAACATTGGGCGCAGGACTTCTACTGAACATGCTCATGAGCGCAGAGCCCAAACCGGAATTGTACTGTGCTGCCACTGCAAGAGATCAGGCACGAATTGCCTTTAGCATGTGCCAAGACATTGTGCGTAGCTCACCGGCAGTAGCCCCATTTATAGAGGTTGGCGAAAAGGTAATAAGCATACCAAGCACATTTGCCACACTCAAACCTCTGGCATCAGACTCAGGAACTTTTGAAGGTATCAACGTGTATGGTGCACTTATAGACGAAGGCCACGTACACAAGGATAGCTCGGTTTACAATGGATTGAAAGCGGGAACCATCGCGCGCAATGAGCCGATAATTCTATATATCACCACAGCCGGATTCGATACTACCGGTCCATGCAAAAAAGAAAACGATCTGCTATTCGACTTACTCGATGGAAAGATTGACGATCCTTCCATGTTCGGAGTGTACTACGGCATAGACGAAGAAGATGATTGGAATGACGAAGCCGCTTGGATTAAAGCCAATCCATCTATTAGCCACTCGGTTACGCTCAATCGATTAAGGGAAGAGTACAACCAAGCAGTGAATGAAGGTGGCACGAAGATCACCAATTTCAAAACCAAGCACCTCAATATTTGGGTAGGAGCAGAGTCGGTTTGGATACCAGACGATCTTGTGAAAAACAATATGAGGTCACTCGATTACACCATGCTCAAACAACATGAGTGCTATGGTGGATTGGACCTTGCATCGGTGCGAGATCTCACAGCATTTACCCTTTTATGGATTATAGATGGCATCGAGCACAGCAAAACATGGTGCTGGGTTCCGGAAGAAAGGATCACTGAATTGAAATCCAACAACGACAGACATCCATGGATACAATGGGCAAGGGATGGAATCATTCTCACTACTCCGGGCAATGCTACAGATTATGCTTTTGTCCGCAAGTTCATCAGCGACAGAGCCTCTGAATTTCGGATCAAATCCATTGGCTACGATAGACATAACTTTTCGCAGCTTGGTCAAGAACTTACAGACGATGGCCATAGCCTTAATCCAATAGGACAAGGCTTTATAGGACTCTCCGAAGCTACCAAGGATCTCGAGCGGAAGTTATACCTGAATCGATGTGCCATCGACACAGACCCATGTATGCGTTGGCAATTTGGAAACGTGGTAATAGATACCGATGCAGCCGGAAACATAAAACCCACCAAGAAGAAATCCAACAATAAGATCGATGGAGTTGTATCGCTCATCATCGCCAAAGCCAATTACAATTTCGAAGCCTCCCAATCCAATACTACAATTCCAGAAGACTACTCAATAACCTCATTCTAATAATGGCCACTGAAACAATACTCACAGAACAGGAAGTAATGAAAATGATTAAACCAGGTGGATTCATTGCCGCATGGTTTAAACTACTGAAGCACTGCAAAAATTACACCGAAGCCTACGAATCTTGCGAAGACGCATATCAAAAAAGATTTGGGTACCGCAAGTACAAGAACTATGAAAGCTTCCGCCAGATAAAAACCTATCACCTAAAGAAGCAATGAAACTAGATCCGCACAACATAACGGTACCGGTTGAACATGTGATCCAAGCAGAGCAGAAGAAGACAAAGCTGCTAGATCAAAAAAAGTTTATACCGGGATTAAAAGTTTGGAAGTTCAAAATTGAAACAGGTGAGGTTACCAATGTTCCAATGGAATCCGTGGAACCGGTTATGCAAAGCATCAACCATAAGCAGCACGTATCCCTACATGCCAAGGTGCAGATGGAGGAAGGATACCTATATCTACAGGCACTCAATGAAGACAGTGCAGCCCGAAAGTTCTACCGATTGATTGGGGTAAACATTCCAACGATCTCACAACTACGCAAATCAAAACAACAGAAATAATTATGAGCACTACCAAACCCAAACTCGGGAACACCGACACATTTATCTTCCACAAGAAAAATGCACAAGACGAATACCGTTGGACCCGCAAGAGCCGCAACGGAAGAGTTGTTGGCGCAAGCACCGAAGGATATACCAAACGTCAGATGTGCATTGACAATGCAAAGCGCAACGGCTATGATCCACAGGTACACGGATCGCATCAGGAGTAATCATCAAAACAGAATATGAATCATAAAGAAAATGGAAATATTTAAAAGAGTTTTAGCTGCTATCGCTCTCGTGGTACTTGTGACTGCCTTTGGATCATTATTGAGCCATGAATACTTAGGTGATTGGCGAGTTTTACCAATGTACATTGGCGCACTATTGGTTTTAATAGGCTTCTGTTATGTAATTGGTGGTATTTATTGGTTAATCGAATACCTCAAAAAATGAAAAAACTGATCCGTGTTGCAGATGTTTACCCCGCTTTCAAAGAATACATGAAAGAGCAAATCACATTCAGTCGATTTGTTGAGATCATCAACGAGGCAGCAAATAAGAATCTAAACGAAATAAACGAATCGCATTATGAGTGATACCACCCAAGCCATGACCGAGATAGAAAAGATATTTGAGAAGTATAGCTATCCTTACGATAATGGGAGCAAAATGAATCTACATGATTTCACCCAAGCCCTAGCCGAAGTGTTTGAGCTAGTGAAGGTGACGGATGAGGAGATAGATGAACAGGATGTCACGTATCTGAATGAACCTTATTTTATAGAATCAGCCAAATGGTCACGCGACTTGCAACAGAACAAACTTGAAACACTTTTGAAGCCATGATAAAAGCAACAGAACTAAGGATTGGAAACACAATTCAATACCACTTAATCGACAACATTGGCCCAGTCGAAGAACACGTTGATGAATGGGTTGAAACAAACATTGATTGGGAGGATTTACAACAGGTTTCAGAAAACGAGGAAGGTTTCAATGAATGGCATCGACCCATCCCCCTATCCGAAGAGGTGTTGATGCGGTTGGGATTTGAATGTTCGTATAAATCAAATATGCACTCTGTTTACTCGCTAGGTGATGGCGCAATAAGCTATTATTTTTGGTATGGAACAGGCAAT